CCCTCAATCGTTGGATTTGAGACTTCAGGAAAACAATCTTTTCTGCGATCAGTCGCCAGATCCTCATCCTCGCCACCCCTGCTCAATCTGGCCGTCCTGAAGCCACGTCCTAAGCGCGCGCTGCGCCTCGCCCAGGCAGGCATACGTCGACCAAATCTGCTCTCTGAGCTGTGTCTCGCCAGGTGCAGTCGACTGCCAGCGCATCATCAAATCTGCACCGACCTGGTCGAACGCCTGCGCAAGCAAGGGGTCCTCGAGCAGCCGACGCGCATGGTTGCCACGCTCGATATCGCTCACTGGTAGGCCCCCGGATCAACCTGCTGCTGCATCGCCTGCTGCTGCTCGCGGTCGCGGTCCATCATTGCCTTGATCTGCGCCGTGTCGACCGTGGCCGCGTACTTCAGCTCGATCTCACGCGCTCGCAGCGCCGTGTCGGCCTCGATCCGGTCACGCTCACGGTCGTCTGCGGCACGCGCCTTGTCGCGCTCCAGCTCAAGCTTCGCGGCATTGATCGCGATGTCAGCCTTGATCTTCTCGGCCTCGACCTGCGCCAGGATCTGCGCGGGATCAGGCTGCGGCTGAGATTGCGGGGGCTGCCAATCCGGCGGCACCGCCGTGAAGAATTGGCTCGCGTCTCGGAAGCCGCTGAGTTCGACGATCTTGGCTAACGTCGTGCGGTACTGCGCGAGGCTCACCATAGGATTGCCTGGCCCCATCTGCGCAAGGATCTGCTCTTGCTTCTGCGAGATAGCCGTCAGCACCGCGATGCGCTCTTCGTTGCTTGTAGCGCTAAGCGCCACATTCACGTCGACGTCCATGTCGGCATTCCAGACGCGGGGATCGACCTGCACGAACTGCCCGCGCATGCGGATCATCATCGGGCGGTCCTGGTGCTGAACGAACATGCGCAGCATGCCCCTGAAGAGCCGCTTCAGACCCGTCTCGGCGAATATGCGCGCGACCAGCTCAATGCGGCCCTGCGCCGCACTGATCGTGGCCGCCACCGCAGCACGCGTGCTGGACTGCAAGGCATCCGCGTTCAAGCCTTGGCTCGCGCGAGACATGCCGGTGCGCGTCTCTTTGAGTGTGTCCAGGTACTCGATAAGCGGGAACGCGGCCTGCCCCACAAATGGCGTCGTGAGCGGCTGCACCATTCCAGGCGCACGCATCCGCACGATGCCACCGGTCTGGACATTCATGACGTCGGCAATGTTCACCTGGCCGTCGACGACTGCCGTCCGTGGGTGGATGCTCTGACTGAGGCTGTCCAGGACGTCGCGGAACAGTTGGCTCTTAACACGCTGAATGTCCATCAGCTTGTCGGCCTCGGACTGGCCGACAAACGTGTGCGGCTCGGGGTCCGGACAGAACGCCGCGAACGGGATCTCGCTTGCGCCCTCGACGGCGACGACGTTGTACGCGCCGCCGATCGTGCAGACCTTCAGCAGCTCCGCGATGCCGTCGCCGTCCCGGTCGAACCGGATATAAGACTCAACATACGTCACACGCTGCGAGGCGTCGTCCCGGCGGTCTGCTTGCGGCCACAGGAGCGGGTTACGGACCTGCGCCTGAAGCGAGTATTCAAGTTCGTCCTCGTCGCCGCCCGCGTGCTCCCTGACCTCTTGCTCGTCATACCCCATCGCGACCAGGTCGCTGACCGTGAGCGATTGACGGTGAGCAACCAGGCTGGCGCTATCCAGGTCTCGTGCGCGACGGTCGACCAGGAATTCCTCGGACGGGACGGCAGCGACACGGTACCTCGTCGATTCATCGACCTTTCTAATTCTGAGGTCGAACGTGATCTGGCCGGTCTCGTCTTGCTTTTCCTGGAGGCTCGTGACCTCGACGCCCGGCTCGTTGAGAAGGACCGCAACGCTTTGCTCGTCCAGTTGCGTGTAGGCGTACTCGCTGATCTTGCGGTCGGTCTCGTGCCACCACTTGACGACGCCAGTCTTGCGTAGGAGAGCGTCCTTGAAGACGTCCCAGAGCACGCTGAAGCCCGGGTTCTGCTTCGTGAAGACGTAGTGCGCAAGCTCGGTGGCCTGCTCGGCGAACTGGACATCTTCGGGGCCGATAGGTACGTACTCAGCGATGCGCTCGGCGCCCATAAAAATCCGCATCAGCGGCGGCATCATGCCGATCACCGCATCTCTCACGTCGGTGCTGACGTGCAGGCTACGCCCGGCTTCGGTGTCGTCGCCCTCAAATAGCTCGCCACGGTAGTACCGAGTGGCTTTGACGCGGTCCTTGGAGACCTGCTCCTCAAACTCGATCGCGTCCCGGATCTCGGCAGCAACAGCAGCCTGAAGCGCTCCCGACGCGGCGGCATCGCTTACGTCGTCATCTCTGACGGCGTATTCGTCGCTCTCGTCGAAATCGCTGATATCCATAGGGTAAGCGCCTCTATCTACGCCGGCACTTATATCAGTAGAATGTTTCTATCGCAAGTCTCGCTTCGATAGGTTCACTCTAATGGCATCTCAGGCACCGCAGGACAGCCCGTTTCACGACTTCCTGAAGCGCTACCTGCACGACCCCTCAGGCTTTGTCTCGGACATCCTGAAGGTGGAGCCGGATGCCTGGCAGCGCGAACTGATGGACGCGGTCGCCCGGGGCGAGCGCAAAATCTCAGTGCGATCCGGTCACGGCGTAGGCAAGTCAACCGTGACGTCGTGGGTGCTTTTGTGGCATATCCTCTTCAGGTACCCATCGAAGGCAGTCGTCACCGCGCCCACCAGCGCCCAGTTGTTCGACGCCCTGTTCGCCGAACTGAAGGGCGTCATCAACAACCTGCCCCCGGTCTTGCGCGAGCTGCTTGAGGTCAAGCAGGACCGCATCGAGCTAAAAGCTGCGCCAACCGAGTCCTTCATCTCAGCGCGTACGTCTCGCGCCGAACAGCCAGAAGCGTTGGCCGGCGTCCACTCTGAGTATGTTTTGCTGATCGCCGACGAGGCGTCCGGTATCCCGGAGTCGGTCTTCGAGGCCGCCTCGGGCTCGATGTCGGGTCACTCCGCGACGACAATCTTGCTCGGCAACCCGACGCGGTCATCTGGCTACTTCTACGACACGCACAACCGCCTCAGAGATCATTGGTGGACCCGCAAGGTCTCCTGTTTGGACTCGAAGCGGGTCTCGGCCGAATACGTCGCCGAAATGGGCGTGCGCTACGGCGAAGAGTCCAACGCCTACCGTATCCGCGTGCTCGGGGAGTTCCCGCTCGCCGACAACGACACCATGATCCCGATCGATCTGATCGATTCGGCGGTCAATCGAGACGTCTCCTCATCGCCAACAGCGCCCATCGTTTGGGGTCTAGACGTGGCGCGGTTTGGATCCGACTCGTCGGTCTTATGCAAACGGCAATCGAATGTGGTGCTGTCGGTTCAAAGCTACCGCAATCTGGACCTGATGGCTCTGTGCGGAGTCGTCGTCAATGAGTTCGAGTCATCTTCCGTTCGCCCCGCAGAGATCCTGATCGACTCCATCGGCCTAGGGGCCGGCGTCGTCGACCGACTGCGCGAGTTGGGGCTGCCAGTGCGCGGCATCAACGTATCCGAATCGCCGTCGATGGCCGGCACCTACCTCAACCTGCGCGCCGAACTATGGGGCAAAGCAAAAGACTGGCTATCTAAGCGTGATTGCAAGCTGCCGCGCGACGATCGCCTGTCATCCGAGCTTGCGACAGTGAAATATCACTTCTCCAGCTCGGGCCGCCTCCAGGTCGAGGGGAAGCAGTCCATCAAAAGTCGCGGCCTACCCTCGCCAGACGTTGCCGACGCATTTGTGCTGACATTCGCCTCAGACGCGGCCACCATCGTCCACGGCTCGGCGTGGGGCGCAGGGTCGTGGAACAAGCCGCTCGTGCGGGCGATTCCCAGGATCGTCTAGAGCGCTGTCATTAAGCTTGCGCCTGGTGACGGTTGATCACTCGGCAGACCGCCACGTGGCTTAACTTGAAGCCGAAGTACGTCTCCAAGTCCGCGCTGATCTTGCGTGACGCCACGCCTTGGGCGCCCTGCTCCAAGATCCACTTAGTCGCCGTCTGCTCGGCATAATCCTCGACCAGCACAGCCTCCTTGCCAATGCCCTCCTTGCGGTACCCGAAAGGCGTCACGCCGCCAGTGTGGCCGCCGCGCGCCTTCTTGGCCTTGCGGCCCTCCTGCGTGCGCTCCCTGATCCTCGTGCGCTCAAACTCAGCCATTGCCGCCAAGATCGTGAAGAACACCTTGCCTGTGCCCTCGCCAGTCACCGGGTCCACACCAATGTCAGCCACGATCAGCTTCACCCCAGCCTCGCGCAGCATCCTCGAGGTGGCCAGTGCGTCTTCCGTATCGCGAAACGCCCTGTCCAACTTACTCACGATCAGCGTGTCGTCTTTGGTCAGCTTGGCGAAGAGCACACCGCCAGCCTGACGCCTTGCAAACGGCACACTACCGCTCACGGCCGGTTCGACCGCCATCTCGTCAAGCTCAACGCCGTGGTAGTCAGCGATCGCCCTGACCTTGCGCTCCTGCTCGGCCAGGCTCTGACCGGACTCCTGCTCCTGCGTGCTCACCCTGCAATATCCGTACGTGCTCATTGCTGATCATCCTGTTACAAACGTCCTAGGACAATCATAACAGATTGATTTGCGCACACCCAAAATTTTTTTGACGGGTGGATTCGGTGAGCGTGGGGGTGCGCGCACGCATCCGCCCCCCTATCGCCGGCCCCCGGGGGGGCTCGCGGCCGACGGCCAGCAGGCCGGCGACCGCGACTGCGCCGTTGTGCAGCGCAGCAACAGCCTCTGTTACGTCTTCTTAACGCTTGAAACAGATATTGCAGGCTGATCACCCTGCATTGACGCATCGTTTATTACTACTGCGTCACTCACGTCGAGCGCCTGCTGAGCCTGTTGTGCAGCCACCAGCAAGCCTCGCAGGTCGGTCAGGTGCGCGGCAGCGATGTTGACTGTCAGGCTTGGTCGATGGTCGCCGTACGTGCCAGGC